GGTAGTTCGCGCCCCAAATCTTTCCTAGCGCCAGCGCACACTAAAGAGTTGTAACGACCAGACCTGTGCAAAAATGCAGAGATGTTGCGATCTGTGCATTTTGGCGCAATATAGGGGCAGGCGCAGTTTGAGGGGAACAATGGCTACTTTGCAGCAAGTCGCTGCCCACTTGGGGGTCTCGACGAAGACCGTCCAAGACCTGTTGGCTAACGGCACAATCGAAAAGCAGGGCAAGGGCGAATACGATCTGGACGTATGTCTGAAGGGTTACATCTCGCGGCTTCGGGAGATGGCAGCATCTCGCGTTGGCAATGGCGATCTCAACCTCACGGACGAGCGCGCCCGGCTTGCCAAGGAGCAGGCCGACGCCAAAGAGATGGAAAACGCGATCACGCGGGGCGAATTGGTGTACATTGAGGACGTGGCAAAGCGGGTCGAGGTCGCGCTGTCCAATGTGAAGACCAAGTTGCTGGCCGTGCCAACCAAGGTCGCGCCCGAAGCGGCGGCGGCTGATGACGCGAAGGAAGTGCAGGCGCTCATAGAGCGACATATCATTGAGGCTTTGAATGAACTCGCAGGAATCAACGAGGCAGACGCAGGCTGACAAGCTGGAAGCCCGGCTCGTTGAGGCCGTGTCGCTGGCAATGAAGCCGCCGCCGAAGCTGACGGTGAGCGAATGGGCTGACACCTTCAGGGTGCTTTCGAGCGAGAGTTCGGCAGAGCCGGGCAAGTGGTCCACATCGCGGGCCGAGTATCAGCGCGGGATGATGGATGCTGTGTCCAACCCCGACATTGAGACTGTCGTTCTGATGACATGCGCGCAGGTCGGCAAGACCGAGCTTATCAACAACGTCGTCGGCTATCACATCCACCAAGACCCGGCCCCGATGCTGGTGGTCCAGCCGACGCTGGAGATGGCGCAGACATGGTCGAAAGACCGTCTGGCTCCATGCCTGCGCGATACGCCCGTTCTGAGCAACAAGGTCAAAGACCCCAGATCACGCGACAGCGGCAACACGACGCTGCACAAGACATTTGCTGGCGGCCATGTCACTGCCTGCGGGGCGAACAGCCCGGCCAGCTTGGCATCTCGCCCGTGCCGGGTGATCCTGTGCGACGAGGTTGACCGCTATCCGATCAGCGCAGGCACAGAGGGCGACCCCGTCTCGCTGGCCAAGAAGCGATCCAGCACGTTCTGGAACCGCAAGATCATCTTGGTCAGCACGCCGACCGACAAAGGGGCAAGCCGGATCGAAGCAGCCTACTCGGAGAGCGATCAACGCAAGTTTTTCGTGCCTTGCGGGGATTGCGGAGAAACTCAAGTGCTGAAGTGGGGGCAGGTCCACTGGACGGACAAAAACCCGTATTCGGCGGTTTACACCTGTGAGCATTGCGGATCGGCGTGGGATGACGCGGCGAGATTTCGGGCGATCAGGAAGGGCAAATGGCAGGCCACCGCCGAGCCGAAGGGCAAGGTCGCTGGCTTCCACATCAATGGCCTGTATAGCCCGTGGACCCCGCTCTATGAGGCCGTCTCGGACTTTATGAACAGCAAGCGCGATCCCATGCGCCTGAAGACGTGGATCAACACGTTCTTGGGCGAGACATGGGAAGAGCAGGGCGAACAGATCGACGAGATGGACCTGATGGAGCGGGCCGAGAACTGGGGCGATGAGTTGCCCGAGGATGTGCTGCTCATCACCGCTGGCGTTGACGTGCAGGACGACCGCTTGGAAATCGAGATCGTTGGCTGGGGCCGAGGCGAGGAAACATGGTCGCTGGCCTATGAGACGATGTACGGCGACCCATCGTCGGCTGAATTGTGGAACCGCCTCGACGTGACGTTGGGGCGGAAGTTTGACCACCCGACCTTGGGTGACATGGTCATTCGATCTGTCTGCGTGGACTCTGGCGGCCACTACACCCAGCAGGTCTACAACTATGCGCGGCTGCGGGCTGGCCGACGTGTGTTCGCCATCAAGGGCGTCGGCGGCGAGGGCAAGCCGATTGTGGGCAGGCCGACGAAGAACAACATCGGCAAGATCAATTTGTTCCCGGTCGGCACCGACACGGCCAAGGAGATCGTCTACGCACGGCTGAAGATCAGGGAGGAGGGCGAGGGCTATTGCCACTTCCCGGTTGGCCGCAGCGACGAGTATTTCCGCATGCTGACGGCTGAAAAGAAGGTCACGCGCTACTTCAAGGGCAGGCCGAGGATGGAATGGGCAAAGATCAGGACGCGCAACGAAGCCCTCGACTGCCGGGTCTATGCGACGGCTGCTTTGGCTATTCTCAACCTAAACCTTGAGGCTGTTTACACTCAGGCCCAAAATCGGGTATCATCTGGTGAGCAACCTGCGGCCCCCCGCAAGCCGAAGGTGCCGATGCGGAGCGGTTTTGTCCACGGATACAGGTAATGGCCAATCTTTTTGACGCTGCCAACGCGCCAGAGGGCGAACCGCTTGAGATCGTCGTCGGCGATTTCATTCAGTGGAAGCGTTCTGATCTGGTTCAGGATTATCCGCTGGCATCCTACAGCGCGCAATATGTCGCTCGGATAACGGGCGGTGGAAACACGGAAGTCACGATCCCTGCCACCGAGACAGGTGGCACATATCTGTTCACTGCATCAAGCTCAACGACATCTGGATTTGAGCCGGGTTACTACCACTGGCAGCTTGAGGTGATCCAGACATCAAGCAGCAACCGCTTGGTGGTGGATCGCGGCGAGTTCACAGCGCTAGCCGATCTGGACGTGAACGGTGCCGATCCTCGCAGCCACGCTCAGATCATGATCGACAAGATCGAATCGATCCTGCAAGGCAAGGCCGACAGCGATGTCGGCAGCTACTCCATCGCTGGCCGCTCTCTGACCAAGATGAGCTTTGCCGAGTTGATGACGGCGCGGGACCAATACAAGGCCGAGTTCCAGCAGGAGGTCGTCAAAGACCGAGCGCGGCGCGGTAAGCCCACAGGAAGCACGATTAAAGTGAGGTTCGGCTGATGGGCCTTTTCGACATGTTCAAGCGCCAGAAAAAGGCGACCGGGAAGCGTGATTATCTGGCCGCCTCAAAGGGCCGCCTGTACATGGACTTCAAGGGCAGCAACAAGTCTGCCGACTCTGAGATTCGGTGGGTTCTGCGTGATCTACGCAACCGCGCCCGCGAACTGGAGCGTAACAACGAATACGCCCGCCGCTATCTGCAACTCGTTCAGACCAACGTGGTCGGCGAGAATGGCTTCCGCCTTCAGCTAAAGGGCCGGAACATCGATGGCTCCATCGACATGGCCGGGAACAACATCATTGAGGCGGCTTGGGCCGAGTTCTCGCGTCTCGGCGGATCGACCGTTGACGGCAAGATGTCGATGACAGACCTGTCGAATGCAGTGGTTCGCGGCGTGAAGCGTGACGGCGAGGTGTTCCTGCACATCGTCCGCAAGCCCTATCTGCGCCACGGCATCGGCGTTCAGATCATTGAGCCTGATCGCGTCGATGAGCAGATGAACGAGACGCTGCGCGACGGCAATCAGGTCCGCATGGGCGTGGAATTGGACTCGGTAACGCGCCGGGTTTCTGCTTATCACGTCTTGGTGAACAACCCCGGTGACTATGATTACACCACCACTACCAAAGGCTTGTATCGCCAGCGCATCCCAGCAGATCAGATGATCCACATCTATGTGCAGGAGCGCGCAGATCAGACCCGTGGCGTGCCTGAGCTTGCCACGGCCATGCCCGCCTTGAAGATGCTGCACGGCTACCGTGAGGCCGAATTGACGGCTGCCCGCGTCGGAGCGTCCAAGATGGGCTTCTTCACATCCCCGGCTGGCGATGGCTTCACCGCTGACGGGTTCGAAGACACCTTCACCCCGATGTACGACGCTGAACCCGGCACGTTCCATCAGCTTCCGGCTGGCGTTGATTTCACCCCGTTTGACCCCAACCACCCGACATCGGCCTTTGCCGATTTTGAGAAGGCGATCCTGCGCGGCATCGCTGGCGGTCTTGGTATCAGCTACACCGCGCTGGCCAACGATCTGGAAGGCACCTCCTATTCGTCGGTTCGGCAGGGCGCGCTTGAGGAGCGGGACTTCTACAAGACCCAGCAGCGTTTCTTCATCGAACACTTCATCGATCCGCTGTTCCGCGTCTGGATGGCCCACGTCATGGACTTCGCGCTGATCCCGATCAACGGGCCGGGCAAGTTCGACAAGTTCTCAATGGGCATCTCTTGGCGTGCGCGTGGCTTCCAGTGGGTTGACCCGCTGAAGGAGATCAACGCGGCTGTCGTCGGCCTACAGAATGGCATCTTGAGCCACACCGACATCGCTGCCACCTATGGCCGTGATGCTGAAGAGACCTTCGCGCAGATTGAGCGAGACAAGGAAATGGCCAAGCAGTTTGGGCTGGCGATGGCCTACGAGCCATTCGGGTCAAAGCTGCCTGTCGAAGCTCAGGTGGAGCAATAAGCATGTCCTATGAGCCGACCGGGGAGATGAAGGAAGAAGCCCAGCGCGGCCTTGATTGGCGGCGTGAGTTCGGGCGCGGTGGCACCGAGGTCGGCATTGCCCGCGCCCGTGACATCGTGAACGGCAAGGAGCTTTCTGACAGCACTGTCAAGCGCATGAAGAGCTTCTTCGCCCGCCATGAGGTGGACAAAGAGGCTCAAGGTTTCCGGCCCGGTGAAGATGGATATCCGTCGAATGGCCGGATCGCGTGGGCGCTCTGGGGAGGCGATGCAGGCAAGTCATGGGCCGATGGCATCGTTGACGACATGGACGATGAGGACGAAGACATGGATGATGAGGATGACCGCACCCGCGCTGCTGGTGAGCGTCCTTACGCGAATGAACATGCTGCCCGCATCCGCGATCCTCGCCAATACGACAGCTTCCGCCGTCGCAACAACGGCGGTGGCCGGGGCGTTGACTACATCTTCGGCATCAAGGACGACACCAGCGAGATTCAGGCGATCCGTTTCCGCACCCAGTTCTTCACTGTGGCAGAGGCTCGGGCATGGCTGGATCGCAATAACTTTGAGCCGATTGAGTTTGAGCCTGCCACCGAAGAAGCGCGCTCTATGCAAGATGGGGGTGAGTTTGATATGATCGCCCGTGAAATGGAGGACGCAGCGATGCTGGAAGAAGAACACATCGAACCGACCGAGGCGCAAGAGGATGATCTTGAGCTTCAGGCCGAGCGTTATTCGCGTGACGGGATCGAAACCCGTGCGATGGCATTTGAAGACAAGGTGATCGATGGTGACGCCCGGCGCGTCAAGATCGCTGTCTCGTCCGAGGAACCCGTTGAGCGGTCCTTCGGCATTGAAATCCTCGACCACAAGCCCGGCAGCATCGATCTGTCGTTCTTGAATTCTGGCCGAGCGCCTCTTCTGCTGGATCACGATCCGACCAAGCAGATCGGCGTTGTAGAATCGGTTGCCTTGGATGGCTCGGCACGGCGTCTCCGTGCGACTGTTCGTTTCGGGAGAAACGGGCTTGCCAAAGAGGTTTTCGATGACGTGACTGATGGCATCCGAGCCAACATCTCGGTCGGCTATCAGATCAACAAACTCGACAAGGAAGGCAAGGAAACGTACCGAGCCACTTCTTGGATGCCTATGGAAGTTTCCATCGTTTCTATCCCCGCCGACAGGACAGTGGGCGTTGGCAGATCGGCGGCGGACGACCTGACCACCTCTATCCCTGCAACCCCTATCAAGGAGGCCAAAATGGCTGAATTTGATCTGGACGCGGTCAAGGCCGAAGCTGCCCGTGCCGCTGCCAAAGATGCTGGCGAGATGATCCGTCTCGGCGCATCGCACAACAAGCGTGATCTGGCTGAAAAGGCCATCGCTGCTGGCCGTTCTCTCGCGGAATTCCGTGGCGAACTGCTGGAAGCAATCGGCAACAAGCCTCTGGAAACGGCCAACATCGGCCTGACCCAGAAAGAGGTCCGCAAGTTCTCGCTCATGGCTGCGATCCGCGCTATGGCGAACCCGACCGACTTCCGCGCTCAGGAAGAAGCCCGCTTCGAATTCGAAGCTTCGGCTGCTGCTCAACGTGCTGCTGGCGTCGATGCCAAGGGTCTGATGATCCCCGGCGACGTTCTGCGCTCGTGGGCAAAGCGTGACCTGAACACCTCGGACGATTCCAGCGTGATCGCGCAGGACTTCCGTGGCGGTGACTTCATCGACGTTCTGCGTAACGCTTCGTCTGTGATGCAGGCTGGCGCGACCATGCTGAACGGCCTCAAGGGCAACGTGGCCATTCCGAAGAAGACTGCTGGCGCTTCCGCTGGCTGGATTTCGTCGGAAGGTGGCGCTGCGTCTGAGTCGGAGCCGACCTTCGGTCAGGTCACGATGTCGCCCAAGGTGCTTGGTGCCTTCACCGACATCACCCGCTTGATGATGCAGCAGTCCTCGCCCGATATCGAAGCTCTGGTTCGTGACGACCTGTCGCGTGCTATCGCTCTCGCCATCGACGCGGGCGGCCTGCGTGGCACTGGTTCCTCGGGCCAGCCCACGGGCATCAAGGCGACCTCGGGCGTCAACAAGCCGACCGCCTTCGCGGCTGCCAACCCGACCTTCGCTGAAGTCGTGGCTCTGGAAACCGCTGTGGCCGAGGACAACGCTCTGCTGGGCAACCTCGCGTACATCCTGCCTGCTGGCATGTATGGCGCGCTGAAGACCACCGCCAAGGCCTCTGGTCAGGGTCTCTTCGTGGTCGAGCAGCCGGGCAACACGATCAACGGCTACCGTGCGATTGTCTCGAACCAAGTCACCGCTGGCGACTTGTTCTTCGGCAACTTCTCGGACCTGCTGATCGGCATGTATGGCGGCTTGGACATCCTCGTCGATCCCTACACCGCTTCGTCTTCGGGTACGGTTCGCATCCGCGCCCTCCAGACGGTCGATGTGGCGGTTCGTCACGCTGTGTCCTTCGCCTACAACAACGACGAAACCTAATGGTTTTGAAGTGGAATGGGGGCGGCTTCGGTCGCCCCCAACCTCAACAGGAGGCTAAAATGGCAAACTACCTGATCCTAAAATCCTGCATGGCTGGCGGCGCTGCCCGCAGTGCTGGCGAGATCGTCGAACTGTCCGAGCAGGAGGGGAAGTCTCTCTTGGCTATGGGTCGTGTTCAGGTTGCCCCAGAGAGCGCGGCTCCTGCCGTCGCTGACCGCAGCGTTGGCCTTGAAGTCAGCGATGCGCCTAAAGTTTCGAAGCGGGCCAAGAAGGAATAATCATGGCCCTGCCCTTCGCCACCGATCTGCTGACACTGTTCAACGTCAATGAGTTCGCGGTCAACGTCACTTACAGTGGCGGTACGATCCGTGGCATCTTTGACAATGAGACGGTGCCAGTGGACGCTGGCGGCTTTGTTTCCGTGCATCAGGAGCAGCCTCGCCTGACCTGTCGCACCACGGATGTCCCATCCATTGCAGAGGACCAGACGATGGTCATCTCTGGCGTGACCTACAAGGTTCGCGCTTGGATACATGATGGCACGGGCGTCACCGTTGTTCAGTTGGAGAAGCAGTAATGTCCCACGTCAGAAAGCAGATACGCGACCAGTTCGTGACGCGTCTGACCTCTGGCGTCACTCTGGTCTCCAGCCGGGTTTTCGCCACGCGGGTCTATCCGCTGACGCAGGCCAAGTTGCCAGCCATCACGGTCACAGCGGGTGCGGAGACATCCGGCCTGATGACGATGGGCGCGACGATGGGCGTCAAGTCATTGGATCGTACGGTGGAGATCACGGTTTCAATCTATGAGAATGCCACTGCATCGCTTGATAGCGCGGTTGACGCCATCGCGGTGCAGGTTGAAGAGGCTATCGGAGCGGACTTCACGCTAGGTGGCATTGCGAAGGAATCGGTGCTAACATCGACGAGCATCGACTTTTCTGGTGAGACTGAGCAGCCTGTTGGCATCGCAACGATGACTTTTGCTGTAAGGTATGTCACTAGTCTAACTGATGTCGAAACAGCCAAATAAAGGAGGCTCCTGCTATGGCTACGCACGCTGGCAGCGAAGGCACCGTCAAAGTCGGAGCCAACGCAATCGCCGAAATTCGGTCGTATTCGATTGAAGAATCGGCTGACACCCTTGAAGACACCTCTATGGGTGATAGCGCACGGACCTATAAGCCGTCGCTGACCACCTACACCGGGACGATTGACGTTCTGTGGGACGAGACCGACACCACGGGCCAAGGCGCTCTGACCATCGGTGCCTCCGTCACGCTGAACCTCTATCCCGAGGGTTCGACCACTGGTGACATCTATTACACTGGCACCGCCATTGTGACGGGTCGCTCCATCTCTGCGTCGTATGACGGTCTGGTTGAGATGTCGATCAGCGTGCAAGGCACTGGCGCTCTGTCGCAAGCGACGGCTTCCTAATGAGCTTGGCGAAGCGCATTGCAGCCAAACGGGCTGACCAGCAGCGTGGCTTCGTCGATGTCGAAGAATGGGGCGAGGGGGAAACTCCCCTTCGCCTCTTCTTCACGTCTGTGAGCGCACGGGACATCGAAAAGGTCCAGCGCAAGTACAAGGACTTTCTGACCAACACCTCCTTGGGTGCGATGGTCGAGATGGTCATTGAAAAGTGCGAAGACCAGAAGGGCGACAAGGCGTTCACCCTTGAGGACAAGCCGATCCTGATGAGTGAGCCTGTCGGAGTGATCGCCAAAGTGTTCGGCGCTGTGTTTAACGCGACGAGCATTGAGGATCACGCAAAAAACTAAGGGCCGACCCATTCAGGCTCAACTTGGTGGCGCTGGCGGACAGGTTGGGCAAGACCATCTCGGAGATTGAGGAAATCTCGCTGGATGAGTATAATGAATGGATGGCCTACTTTGCCGTCATGAAGGAGCGCGAGGAAAATGAGCGAAAGACTCGTATTTGAGTTGCAGGCCATCGACCGCGCTACTGCGCCGTTGAAGGCCGTTCAGGCTCAGGTCACCCGCACTGCGGCCACCATCAACACAGCCAACTCCAGCATGAGGGGCTTTGCCCAAGCATCTGGCCTTGCCAACACGGCAACCCAGAAGTGGGCAAAAGGCGCGCTTCAGCAGGCTGGCTTCCAGATCGGCGACTTCGCGGTTCAGGTGGCCAACGGCACCAACGGCTTGCAGGCATTCGGTCAGCAGGCACCGCAGCTTCTGCAAATCTTCGGCCCGGCTGGTGCCGTGATCGGTGCCGTTGTCGCCGTCGTGGCGGCATTGGGCGTTGTTGCCCAGAAATCTGGCAGTGAGATCGAAAACCTTGGCTCTGCTCTTGGCGTGCTTCAGGCTCCGCTAGGAGCGGTGGCAGATGCGGTCAAGCAGGCTGGTGCCGCGCTCGGCTCTGTTTTTGGCAATCTATCTGGTGAGATCGACACGGCGATCATCGCGGTGGGTCTCTTTGCTGGCGCGATGGCGATCAGGTCTGTGCCTGCGATGCTTGCGGCTACTGGGGCCTCTGGCCTATTCGCATCGGCAATGGTCACCTTCAGGGCCGCCGTAGTGGCATCTGCGATCTCTGCTGGCTCTTTCTCTAGCGCGCTGATCTTCTTGCGGGCCACAGCGATGACTGTCGGCGCTGCTTTCGCTGCTGTCGGTGCGATCCTGATGAAGCTGCTACCAGTGGCGCTTCTCGTCGGCTTGGCCAAACTGATTGAAATTTTCTTGCGCCTCAAGGAAGGCGCTGGTGGTTTTGGCGAGGCCATGAAGCTGCTTGGCGATCTCGTCGGGGCTGTTTGGCAGGGCATGGTAGATAGCGCCAAAGCAATACCAGATGCGCTTTCTGGGGTTTGGATGACCATCAAGGCTGGTTTTACCAGCATGGTTTCTGGACTTGTTGGGACTTGGTATAGTTTCTTGGAAACTATCGCTAGGTCTTCTGGAGAGGCTGGCCTTGATGACGTGAATAGTGCGGTTCTTGGGTCTCTGTCATCTGTCGGGCGGTTGCAAAACGATCTTGATAAAGCTTCGGAGACGGCGCGAGGCGAAGCAAGCACGGCATTTGCATCTGCTGGCACCAAGATTTCGTCCGCATGGGGTGGGGTCACAGAGGCCTTCGGGGCATTAAATGATGCTGTGGCGGCTGGCACCACTGAGGTCAACATCTTCGGCGATGCATCGGCAGAAGCCGCCGACAAGGCTGGTGGAGCGGCTAAGGCGGCAACTGAAGAGTTGACCCAGCAGCAAGAGAACATGAAGGCCATCGCAAACACGATCCGCGAATCCTTCTCCAGCGCCTTCATGTCGATGGTTGACGGCACCAAGTCGGTCAAGGACGCCTTCCGCGACATGGCCCGCAACATCATCATGAAGCTCTATGAGGTTCTGGTCGTGCAGCGGCTGGTCAACGGGATCATGGGGGTCGTTGGAAAGGCCTTCCCGGCTCTGGCACCTGCCATTGCTGGCTTTAAGGCAATGGGCGGCCCGGTCACTGGCGGTCAGGCCTACATGGTCGGGGAGCGCGGGCCAGAGCTTGTCGTGCCTTCGCGCAACGCGCAGGTCATCCCGAATAACCAACTTGGCGGCGGCGGCGTGACTGTCGTGCAGAATATCAACGTCTCCACGGGCGTGCAGCAGACCGTCCGCGCCGAGATCAAATCGCTGATGCCGCAGATCGCGGACAGCGCCAAGGCGGCTGTCTTGGACGCCAAGCGGCGCGGTGGCGCATATGGGGGAGCCTTCGCATAATGGCCATCAGTTATCCTCTCGCGCTGCCGACACACACAGGCATCCGCAGCATCGAGCTGCGGGCAGTCAACGCGGTGGCCTACAGCAGAAGCCCGTTCACCTTCGCCGGGCAGGCCTTCGCCTATGCTGGCCAGATGTGGCAGGCTGATGTGACATTGCCGCCGATGAAGCGTGCAGACGCTGAGCAGTGGGTTGCTTGGCTCGTCAGCTTGCGCGGATCACTGGGAACATTACTGCTCGGCGATCCTCTCGGAGCGACTGCGCGTGGTGTCGCAACAGGCACGCCGCTCATCAAGGGTGGATCGCAGACTGGCGGCACCATCAACATCGACGGGGCAACATCCGGCGTCACTGGCTGGCTGAAGGCTGGCGACTATGTGCAGATCGGCAGCGGCGGGACGGCACGCTTGCACAAGGTCTTGCAGGACGCCAACAGCGACGGCTCTGGCAACGTCACGCTTGAACTCTGGCCGCACGTCCGCACCGCGCCAGCCGACAATGCAGCCGTGACCGTAAGCAGCGCCAAGGGTCTTTTTAGATTGGCCAGCAACGAGCAGGCTTGGTCGATCAACGAAGCCAGCATTTACGGCATCACGTTCTCAGCGATGGAGGCCGTCTAATGTCGAGAACAGTTCCAGCCGCGATCCTGACCGCTCTGGCCCAGCCCGAGGTCTATCCGTTCTATGCCGTCGAGATGATGTTCGACACGGCTCCCCTGCGGCTCTGGACGGGCTACGGCGACCGCACGATCAGCCTCAACACCTACATCGGCACGGGTAACTTGATGTCGATCAGCGGGCTTGAGGAGGCTGGCGATTTGTCGGCCAAGTCGGCATCTCTAACCTTGAGCGGCATCGACAATGCCATCGTCGCGCTGGCGCTGGCAGAGCCTTATCAGCGTCGGATTTGCCGCATCTTCTTCGGCGTCTCCAGCGTGTCTGATGTGGTCGAGGTGTTCTCTGGCTACATGAACACGATGACCATCGAAGACAGCGGCGAGACATCGAACATCTCTCTGACGGTCGAGAGCAAGCTGATCGAACTGAACCGGGCTAGAGTTCGCCGCTATACGCACGAAAGCCATCAGGCGCGGCACCCAGACGACACCTTCTTTAGCTTCGTCGCAGACCTTCAGGACAAGTCGGTGGTATGGGGCAGGAAGGAAGCATAAAGGCGCTGCACGCCTTCTTGCGTGAGGTCGCGAACAGGCCTTTCGAATGGGGCGTGTGGGATTGCCTGATTTTCACCAACACAGCTTTCCGGCGCATGTACGGCAAAGGGTGGGGCGATGATCTGGCGGGCCGTTACATGGACGCAGGACGCCCTCTGACGCGCTTCCAGCTTCGCCGGGAGTATGGCTACCAAAATGTCGAGGACGCGCTGTCTGAGCGTCTTTCGCAGGCCTACAATGTGCCGCCGAGAGGCGCGCTGGTCGTCGGCAGTTCTGGCGTGATACAGGCGAGATATATGGGCGTTGGCTTTGGAATATCTGTCGGATCAAACGCGGCGTTTCTTTCCGAGGCTGGCGTGGTATATTACCCCATCGAATACATCGACAGCGCATGGGTGAGAAACGATGACGCCGCTTAAAAAGCTCCTGACAGGCACAACGTCGCTTTCGCATCCGGGCTATTTGGTGCGGGTTCCTGCCATCGCTGGGGCCATCGCGGGCGCACTTGGTGTCACCAGCGTTGTCGGGACGTTCCTGGTTTCAGCCGCTGTTTATGTCGGCGTGTCACTTGTGACATCTTGGGCTGTCGCCGCCCTGACGCCAAAGCCTGATCTTTCTGGAACCCGTGGCACGCTGGTCAACGCACGCGAGGCCGCAGCCCCGCAGGAGTATGTCTACGGCACCGTCCGCAAGGGTGGCGTCATCACCTACATGGAAGCCACGGGCGGTCAGAACGAGTATCTGCACATCATCCTGACGCTATCGGGCCATGAGGTTGCATCGATCGGCAACATCTACATTGACGATCAGGTCGCATCGCTCGACGCCAATGGCTTCGTCACCAGCCAAAGCTGGAATAGCAAGATCAGGATCAAGAAGTACACGGGATCGCAGACCGCGGCTCCGGCTGAACTTTTGGCCGAAAGCGCCCAGATCGACAGCAGCTTTATCGGCTCTGGGATCGCCTACCTCTACATCCGCTTGGAGTATGACCAAGACGCATTCCCCAACGGGATGCCGCTGTTCACCGCCATCGTAAACGGCAAGAAGGTCTATGACCCGCGCAGCGCACTGACAGCCCACTCCTCCAATGCCGCCCTTTGCGTGCGTGATTACATCATCACGGACTATGGCCTCGGCGACGTTGGCGTGGATGAAACCACCTTCGCAGCCGCAGCAAACATCAGTGACGAGAACGTCACGCTGGCCACCAGTGGCACGGAAAAGCGGTACACAATGAACGGCGTCATTCGGGCCGATCAAACGCCGGGCAGCGTGTTGCAAGACATGATGACGGCCTGCGCTGGCACGTTGTTCTGGGGTCAGGGCAACTGGCAACTCAAGGCTGGTCACTACACCAGCCCGGTCAAGACCTTCACGCTGGATGACTTCCGCAGTCCGATACAGATGCAGACCCGGCAGTCGATGGCCGACGTGTTCAACGTCGTGCGCGGCACCTTCACCGACAGGTCTCAGGATTATATCGTTGCTGACTATCCAGAGATAACGAGCGCGACCTATCTTGCCGAGGACAACAACGTCGAAACCCCGCTCGACCTGACCCTGCCCTACACGACATCTGCGGCCACCGCTCAGCGCATTGCGGCCCTCACGCTAAACCGTGGGCGGGAGCAGATCACCCTGAACGCAGACTTTAGCGTTGCCGCTTTCGGCGTGCAGGTTGGCGATATCGTCGGCATTACCAACAGCCGATACGGATGGTCTGCAAAAGAGTTTGAGGTTGTCGGCTGGCAGTTCTTTGCGGATCAGGACGCTGGCGATCTGCGCGTTAAACTGACCCTGCGCGAAACATCAGAGGCAGCCTTCGATTGGGATGCCGACGAGACGGCGATCATCAGTAACAACACCACGCTGCCGATTTTCAACACCGTGCCAGCGCCGTCCGATCTTGTTCTCACGGCCACAACTGTTCTGAACGATGATGGCATCGCTCTCCCTGCCATCCGTGCGTCTTGGACGGCCACGGTAGACCGCTTCGTGCAATACTATGAGGTGCAATATAAGCGCCTCGGCGGTGAAGAGGATTATGGCTCCATTGCCGACGCCCAGACAGAAAGCGAGAACTGGGGCAGCATCACGGTGGTGGCGACATCCACAGAAGATTGGGGGCTTACAAACGAGCCAATCATCACGCCGGATGCGGAGTATGTTAGTGTCCTCGGGACGACCAATAGCTTCCTGATCCAGCCCGTCTTGAACGGTTACGACTACATTGTCCGCGTCCGCGCCGTAAACTCGCTTGGCGTGCGATCTCCGTTCATCTCCAATTCTATCGCATCGGTCGGTGATACGACGCCTCCCGGCACGCCGTCGAACCTGACATCATCGCCGGGTCTGAAATACATCGAACTGCGCTGGATTAACCCGGCAGATCAGGATTTTGCCCACGTCGAAATCTGGGAAAGCGCGACCAACAATCTGGCCAGCGCCACGCAGATCGGGCAGTCGTCAGGCTCAAACTTTGTCCGCGCCAATCTCGCCAATGACGTGACGCTCTATCACTGGATCAGAGCGGTTGACTATTCTCTGAACAAGTCGCCATTCACGGCGTCCGTCAACTCGACCACGCTCTTGATCGCACCTGCGGACTTCGACCAAGCTGTGAACGATCTGTTTACCGAGGCTGGAGCGTTTGGCGTGGAGCCTGTTTCGTCGCTGCCAGCTACAGGTGGCTTCGACGGCCAGCTTGTGCTGCTTTTGCCTGAGATCACGATCTACCGCTGGGATGCCGCAACGTCGTCTTGGTCCACAGACATCTACACCGCTTCCTCGGTTGAGGCTGGCTCTCTGACATTTGCCAGCTTCGCCGCTGGCATTGAGCCTGTCGGGGTGGTGACGACGCTACCTACGGTGGCTGGCTATACAGGGCCTCGGATTGTTGTTCTGACCACTGACGGCAAGCTGTATCGTCTGGTTGACGGCGCATGGACAACGGCTGTCAGCACCACCGACATTGACGGCACGCTCGGGGCTGAACTGTTCTCCAACGGCCTGCGTCCCATTGAGGTTGTCGCCGCGCTGCCGTCGATTGACCTTTATCAGGGCCGCGTCGTCCTCCTGACGACAGACAACAAGTTGTATCGCTACACAGGCTCTGCGTGGACAGCCGCCGTGCCTGCGACCGATCTTACCGGGCAGATCACCGGGACGCAGATCACCGACAACGCCATCACCACCAGCAAAATTGCGGCCAACTCCGTGACGGCCACCCAGATCAATGCTGGCGCGGTGACGGCAGACAAAGTGAGCGCAGGCGCGATTTCCGCCGACAAGATCGCGGCCAATGCTGTGACGGCTGACAAGGTTGCAGCCAACGCCATCACGGCGGCCAAGATCGCGGCTGGGTCCATCGAAAGCGACAAGCTGGCGGCCAATAGCGTCATCGCTGGCAAGATTGCGGCTGGCGCTGTCAACGCGGACCAGATCGCGGCCAACGCCGTCGTCAGCGCCAAGATCGCCGCTGGCCAGATCACAGCAGACAAGATCGCCACCGATGCCGTCACGGCTGACAAGATTTTGGCCGGGTCGATCATCGCGTCGAAGATCGCGACGGGGGCTGTCACGGCGAATGCAATCGCAGCGAACTCCATTACAGCCGAAAATGCTGCGATCTCTAACCTTGCCGTGCAGCGCATCAAGATTGCCAACGGGGCTGTCAGTAGCGTTTCAGTAGTTGCGGACTACAGCACGATCTTGGACCCCGAAACCTACAACGCAGACCGCTTGATGTGGTCCACATCAATTACCTTGAGCGCAACTGATGCAGACGTTCCTGAACGCATTCTTTTGCAGCCATATATCTTAGAGGTTATTCCAACCGTTATTTCGTTGAATTCAAGTTCAACGGTCAGGGCGTGCTATGTCTTTGTAAAGCACGAAATCATTGTTCGCAGGTCAGATGGCACTGTCAGGGTCAGTGGCACTGTCGCGCAACCTCTTTGGGGCTGGGCGGCAAGGAACTCCATGACCTATGCTCCATTCCCTACCGCTGTTACCCAACGTGCGCGTTTGCTTACCAAGCCAAGCGGTGCTTACGCTGCCGGAGATACTATAGAATCAAAGTTCTATTTCAGAAGTGAGCGCACCAACACGGGAGACAGGTTCAAGGCCGATTACTACGGCATGGCGCTGCAATATGAGGAGTTCTTCAAGTGAAGACGATCTATCACGACGCGCACGGCATGATCACAGGATCAAGCATCAATATGCCAGTGGATAGTTCCCGGCCAAACATTCAGGTGAACATCGACCTCGCGCCGGATCTTGCCCGCCAATTTTATGTGAGAGATGGTACGCTGGTCGCCAAAGGGCCGAAACCGACGGACAGGTCACAATTCAACTATGTCGTCGGCGCTTGGTATGAGCCGCCGATCTCAGAGGCTGAAATTGAAGACATGCGCTTGTCTGCTCGGTCTGATCGCAATTCACTTTTGTCAGCCTGCGATTGGACGCAAGTTGCCGATGCGCCCGTTGATCGTGAAGCTTGGTCCGCCTATCGGCAGGCATTGCGCGACGTGACATTGCAAGATGGATTTCCGCTCAACATAATCTGGCCCAACCCGCCTGAATCGTGATACAAAGAGGCGCAGCTTCGAGGTGACAGCATGACTAAGCAGGTTCAACGCCGCCGTGGGACTTCCACCCAGCACACCAGCTTTACTGGTGCCGAGGGTGAAATCAGCGTCAACACGACCAACAAGTCGATCCACGTTCACGACGGAACGACGGCTGGCGGTGTGGAAGCGGCGCGGGCTGATCTTGCCAACGTCTCCGACACCAGCCTGAACAATGCTCTCTCGGGCAACACGCTGGCATCCCTGACAATAACCTCTGCGGACATCAACGGCGGCACTGTGGACGGCGCTGTCATTGGTGGATCGTCTGCCGCAGCCATCACCGGGACAACCATCACGGCCACTGGTGACGTAACGATCACGGATAAGATCATCCACTCTGGCGACACCGACACTGCGATCCGTTTCCCTGCGGCTGATACCGTGACGGTGGAGACGAGTGGGACTGAACGGTTTCGGGTATCTGATATCGGCAACGTGGGGATTGGCCGCACACCCGAGCAAGTTTTGGACATCCAGACATCGGGCATTGCGGTGGCTCGTATCCGCCCTGCATCTGGCTCTGGCGCTGGGTGGTTTGTCACCCAACCGGGTGTTGACACCACACTTATGGCGTTTTCTGACAAGGGCCTGACCACAGGGGGAACGGCTGGTTCTATTGCGTCCGTTTTTACATCCACGTCCATCCCGCTGATTTTCGAGGTCAGTGCGTCTGAAAAGATGCGTATCGACACTTCGGGAAACGTTGGGATTGGGACGAGTAGTCCTGACGCAAGGCTCAGGGTGGCTGGGGCGGTAAACAGCCTTCAGGCTCGGTTCTCCAATGTGGATGGCCGTGGGCTTGCTATCAGCACGTTCAACTCCACATCAACCAATGACAACGGCGTTATCTACAACGCTGGTGTTTTTGCCGACGCGCAGCATGTTTGGCAGTGCGGTGCCACCGAACGTATGCGTATCGACGCATCAGGCAACGTGGGGATTGGGACAAGTTCGCCGGGGTATAAGCTGGATGTGCTTGGTACGCTTGGCGCTGGCAACGGCACTTACACCACGGGTTTTAGCTGGTCGAACAAAGGGTTGGTCGGCACGTTCTCGAACCACGCGCTTGGGTTCCTCACCAATGCGACTGAGCGTATGTTCTTGGATACATCAGGCAACCTCGGTTTGGGGGTTACGCCGAGTGCTTGGAATAGCGCGTTTAAGGCCATTGAAATTGGTCGGCTTGGGGACGCGCTGTTTTCGGGGTCTGGTGGCGGGCCTGTGCTTTCAGCCAATGGTTACTACGCTTCCGACGTATGGAGATATGGTCGCACTGGATCAGCGGCTGCCAACTACGACATGAACGCTGGTACTCACAAATGGTATATTGCCCCCTCCGGCACCGCAGGCAACGCGATCACCTTCACGCAGGCTATGACGCTGGATGCGAGCGGGAACCTGCTGGTTGGGGGAACGGTAGCGGGGACGCAAGGCGCTCTTACAATTCAACCCAGATATTCGACGGGTTCAGGAAACTTTGTCGCTGCAACTGCGCTTGCGTATTGGAACCGTGTACAAAGCGCTTCGGTCGGGACGGCGGCATTGTTCCAAGACGGCGGCAACACCGTTGGTTCCATCACCCACACCAACACCTCCACATCTTACGCCACCTCATCCGACTATCGCCTGAAAGAGAACGTCCAGCCCATGCAGGATGCTCTGGCGGTTATCGCCCAGTTGAACCCTGTGACCTACACATGGAAGGCTGACGGCTCGGACGGCCAAGGCTTCATCGCGCATGAACTGCAAGCTGTCGTGCCTGATTGCGTGACGGGTGAGAAGGACGCTGTAGATGCCGAGGGCAACCCGCAGTATCAGGGCGTAGACACCTCGTTCTTGGTCGCCACCTTGGTCGCCGCGTTGAAGGAACTCAAGGCCGAGGTTGACAGCCTCAAAGCACAATTGGAGGCAAACTGATGTCCCGTATTACTCTGAGCGGCAACGCCTCTGGCACGGGGAACTTCACCCTCGCCTCGCCCAATAGCAACACGGATCGGACGCTGACGCTGCCGGATGCGACGGGGACTGTGGTTGTCTCTGGAGCGACCCCGGAATTAGGCGGCGTTTACCTCGGCGGCTCTGGCTCGGCTAACCTGCTGGATGACTATGAGGAGGGGACGTTTACGCCGACTTTTGGTGGTGGAACTTGGACATACGGAGCAAGAGACTCGTATTACACCAAGATTGGAAACAGCGTTACCTTGAGCCTTCGGATTGTGTGGACGGCTAGGTCTGGCAGCGGCGATCTATACGTCAACAACCTACCATTTCTGCCTTTTGCGGGCATTACGGCTGCGCGGGCTGGCGGTTCTCTTGGAACTTTTGAGGGCGTTGATACGGGTGGAGGTAAGCAGATCGTCGTGGCGATTGATGGTAACCTCGACAAGTTATTGCTTCGTTTTGTCAACGACAACGCTTCTTGGACTGCAGTTCAGCTTCAAGACTGTAATTCAGTTGGTGAAGTTCAGCTCAGCATAACATATCAAACCTAACCCCACACCAAGGGGTCGGACAGTCCTGCCATAAGGAGATAAACGATGGCACTCACGGAACGCACAGTCGAAGACAAGATCGAGATCGTCGGGGCCTTTAAGCACGTTCAGGTTCGCACGGCCACGATCATTGAGCGCGATGGGGTCGAGATCAGCCGGAACTACCATCGGCATGTGATCTCCCCTGCGGATGATGCTTCGGGCCAAAGCCCCGAGGTGCAAGCTGTTGTGGCTGCGGTCCACACTGACGCGGTTAAGGCGGCCTACGCGGCGCATCTGGCTGCACAACTGGAGGCCAACTAATGTCCCAACTCCGCACAAACGCGATCCTCGACGCCTCTGGTGGCAACACGGCTACGATCAACACTGTGCCTCTGCGCCCCGGCGTTCTGGACCCTGAAAACCGCATCATCAACGGGGCCTTCGACTTCTGGCAGCGGGGGACGAGTTTTACTGCTTTTGCGTATGGGGCTGATCGGTGGCTTAATTCGCTGAGCGGCGGCACTGTAACACAGTCTAGGCAAGCCCTTACGCTTGGCGATACTCTGGGCAGCAACAGCCCAACCTACTTCTTGCGGCAAACTGTGAGCGGCCAATCTACGTCTGGGCAGTATGCAATCACGCAACAGCGTATTGAAAGTGTCCGTTCTTATGCGGGCCAGACTATCACCATTCTTGGCTGGGCGCGTAGGTCGTCTGGCTCCGGCAACATGGCAGTTGAACTCGTGCAGGATTTCGGCACTGGCGGCTCTCCGTCCTCCGAGGTTCTTATTGCTTCTCAAACGGTCACGCTTACCGGGTCGTTTGCGCCGTTTGCTGTCACCATTGCTGTGCCGTCAATTAGTGGCAAGACGCTAGGTTCAAACGGAAACGACTTTCTTGCGTGCAATTTCTGGACCTCCGCAGGCAGCGACTACAACGCCCGCACCAACTCCCTCGGCCTGCAAACCATCGGCGTTGACCTGTGGGGCATCCACATCAAGCAAGGCACCCACACGACCTCTGCCGTGGACCTCTATCGTCAGCCTGAACTGGGGCCGGAGTTGGTGAGATGTCAGAGGTATTATTACACCTCGGGGTCTGCGTTGTTTGAGTATAGAACCTACGTTAGCGGAGTCACGGCGTTCTACACACCTATATGTATCCCTGTCCAAATGCGGGCAAATCCCACGCTGTCAACCGCAAACGTGGCGTTCTCAAACGCAACTACTGCCGCTGTGGGCGGTTTTAGTGGAGGCGCAACGTCAGGCTTTATGCAAGCCACCGGATCGGCAGCTGGGATGGCGCAGGTGGCTCTTTCCCTACGCGCAGACGCGGAGCTATGACCATGAACACCATGACCATTACATCAGCCCAATACGTCAACAGCGCCATGACAGGCCAACCGTCCAGCATCAAGGCCACTATCGACGGGAATGAGTGCTTCGTCCCCTTGGCACCGGGCAACCGTCACTACGACGAGATCATGCGTCAGGTCGAAGCTGGCACCCTTGTGATCCAAGAGGCTGACGCATGACACCTGAGATGCTCTGGAGCGCGGTCCTATCAGGCGTCGTCGCTGTCGTCGGCTGGATACTCAAGAGCCATGTGGACGAGGTGAAGCGGTTGCAAATCCTGCTCAACAGGACGCGCGAGGACTATGCCACGCGGGCCGACATGCACGCTGACATCAACCGGGTGCTGTCACGGATTGACAGCCTCGACACCAAGATCGACCGCATCTTGCAGGGGATGAGTAAATGAGACTGCTACTCGTCCTCTTGGTCGCTGGCTGCGGCCCTGTTACTGTATCGTCCGTGGCCTACACGACGGCCTGCCCGAAAGGTGACCGCCAGTGCGAGATCAGACAGAACGCGGAAACGCTTTACTACATGGCGCACGGAGACGCGGCCAACGAGTTGCTATGCTCTGGCGAAACGCGGGACGTTATGGGTGCGCTCTGCTCTGTCTACTGACAGCCACAGCCAACGCCCAAGTCACGGGCGATCTGAACACCAACTCCGGCAACACCAACTCAACCATCGACAGCGGCAACGTCTCCACCAGTGAGACCAAGAACTACAACGGTGCCGGGTCTTCGCCCTTCTCGCAGCCCGTACCGACAGCCGCCGCGCCGACAGTCATGGGTGGCGGTGGCAACGATAGCTGCCTCATCCCCTACCAGCAGGCCTTCCAAGTCAGCATCTTCGGCAGAGCCGAGGGCAAGATGGAACAGGACCGAGAGTGCAACCGCCGCAAGGACGCCCGCCTCTTAGGCACGCCGCAGGAAAGCGGCGGTCTCGGCCTGCAAGTCAGTGGCATCTCGGTCATGTGCGAAAGCCCCGCGATCTTCAAAGCGATGGCTCTGGCCAGCACACCCTGCCCGATCTACTCCATCGCCACGGGCAAGTTGCTGGTCGGTCGGGAAGGGTATCTCGCAATGCGTGACGAACCCCATACTTATGTGGTAGGATACGCCGAAGATCAGGCGTTCTGGGACGCCTTCCTGATGATGAACGAGGAGCTACCTGATGTCGTTGCTCAAGAGAACACTGGCCCTACTCTGTCTGAGCGTTTCCGCCGCACACGCAGAGCCGACGATGACCAACCTTCAGGGGTCAGCCCAAGCAATCCTTGACCAGCTTACAGCCTCGCAGAGCCTGACGGCTGGTGCGATCTACAGCGCCAGCAACGGCGACATCCTCGCACCGGGCGTCATGCAGACGGCCAGCGTCACCGAACAGATGCGGCTCGACTACAACTCTGATGTTCAGGGGGTGATCGACGCAACGTACTACAACGCCGAACTGTTGTTTCAGGATCAATACACCGCAACAATGGTCAATCTCGATTCGGCTGTCGATAACCTCGTTGCCGCGACTGCGGTTCTGATGGAGGTGCAGGCGGTAGCGAACATGGCTGCCAACGCCGACACTGTGCAGGAGCAGATGGTTGTGCAGGCTGTCTTGAGCAACAACGACATGACCATCAGCGCCGCAGACGTGAGCAACTACAACAACGCTCTGGGCGCTGTGCAGGCTTATGCCCGCGATGCTGGTGCCTTCTTGGCTGCCTCGCGCAACACGACCATGACCGGGACGGTGGATGCTTACGCTGCCAACAGCGGCACCAGCCTCTACGGCACCACTGTGGCCTACAGCGCCACGGCTGACATTCTGAACATCTCCGGCGCTAACGCCTTCGGCATCGGCCTGCAAGGGCTGCTGCAAGCCAACACTGTGTCGGTGGAGGATGTCTACGCTGCGGGCTACGGCTCGTGAGCGAGGAAGCTGAAACCAACGGCCTGCGGATCGCTGGCTTTGACGTAAAGGGCTGGTGGCTTGCCGCCGCCCTTCCTGTCTTGTCTGGC